TTTGAATGAATCGGGAATATTCCCGCAGTCTGCCAGTTTTAACCGAACATTATAACACATAAGAATAAATACAGAGATGATTACGGATAATATTGAAACAACACTTAACATCGCGTTCATCGGTTCAAATGTTTTCTTTTTATCTTCATCAAGACGGGATTGTATTGCGGCTTTAATTACTTCTTCATTTACTGCGTTATTCGGGTCTTTTTTCTGTAATTCTTTGATGACTTCTTGACGAAGTTGTTGATAATATCCACTATTTGCGAATTCGTTGTTCGGGTTATTCTCTTTATTTAAAACGTCGGTTGCGGACGGTTCTTTGAGATTATATGCCGCGAATATACTCGGAAAAACAATATACCCGATGACGACTAGAATAACGAGTATGATAGGTATTAGAAATTTATGCGTAGTAATTTGCGAGCTTTGTCCTAATGTCGTAAAAATTAGACCGATAAGAGCAATAAACCATACGATACCGTGAACTAGAAATGCCTTTTGGCCATATTCAGTTAAATCCTGAACTCCAGCAATACCAGGACTTTTTTGACTCGTGGCTAAGAATATACTCGCAGGTATTCCTATGACTAACACGAACGCGATTATTGCTGCGATTTTACCAATTTGATTTAAACCATTTGAATTTGTATTTCTCCAAATAAAATAACCAACTGCCAAAAAGAAAGCGATCTGGAAAAATAAACCGAAACCTAGTATTAAATCTGCGGTTGTTTTTGAGAAACTTTCCTTGCCTTCTTTACTCGATAATGGATCATCGTTGACCTTATCCATCGTTTGTTGGATTTCATTTCCACGAACAATCATCGGCACACCAACGAGAATCGATATAATGATATAATGAATCCATTCACTTAATGGTAGATTTTGCCCGAATCTTTTATATAACGCGATTATAATGCCACCAATCAATAAAATAGAACCAAACCCTATCATGCTTCGTGTAATGTCAACGTTACTTACCCTTTCTGATGCTTGAATACTACCAAACCCCATACCTAATCCGAGAATAAATAGGCAAACTGGTAATATAATCCGAATACCGATGTTAGACAGAGAATTAGATATACTAAAAATGGCATCAGGTGGTGACGGGAGAATCGTCTCATCGGAACCTTTCATGTCAATAAACTTATTCGGAGAAATAGAATGAATATACAGCACGTAAAGAAATGTAAGAATAAGCGATACAAATATTGGCCAATTTCCTTTTGAAGTCATCAATTCCGACGAAACAAATCCAATTAATACTATAATCACGATCACGATGATAGGTAGATAATTCAGTATTTTTTTAATATGGAACGATTCTTCGATCGAAGATATGGCATTTGTTTCCTTTTTTCCTTCTTCGGTCTCTGGATTTAAAATAGAGCTTGATGCCGTTGGTATTGGTGTTCCTGACATTCTGTTATTATATATTATAATGATAACAACACCCGTTATAATTATAAGATATAATAATGTCGGCCTGACTACGACACGTAAATCTATAAAAATGACATCGCGGTCTTTTTCCCGTGACAATCCCGACATAAAGCGACTAAATTATCGATGTGGTTAGAACCACCATGCTCTAAAGCGATGACATGATCTACTTCGAACCAAGCGGGAAGCTGCCGCTGACAATCGCCGCATTTCCAACCTTGTTGTGCGGCGACATACTTTTTCTTGGTTTCGCTTACGCTGCGCTTGCTAGACCCCTTGCCGGAGTTGAGCAACCGTCTCTCAGCGGGGGTGGCTCCTCCCAATGACGGTGGTGCGATTGATTGCGCGGTTCTTGCGCCGGGGGTTCCGCCCCCCCACGACGGTGATGCGATGGGTTGTACGGTTCTTGCGCCGGGGGTTCCGCCCCCCCACGACGGTGATGCGATTGATTGCGCGGTTCTTGCGCCTATCGCACTATTCATCGCTCCACCGTCGTGGGGGGGCGGAACCCCCGTCATATCAAAAAACGGCGTGATCATATCCGCAGTTCCTTTACTTATCGGCATATACTTAATGATATCGTTGGCATGAAACAACAATTGCCTAGAGTTTTCCGGATTGCGGCGTAAAAACATGAAGAGCGATAGACCGATGAACCCGAATGTCGCCATCTTAATCCACTTCTGATTGCTTTGGAACATCTTTAACGGTTGGCCATCATAGTATGTGTTGACGATAAGAACCGCCGTAATAATAAATACGATGTATTCGGTTTTTACCATGTCTGCTGCGGATGGTTTGACGTTGGTTGGTTGGTAAGTTATATATAGTCTCGAATATTTCGCTACCGATTATGATAGTAATATGCCGCATACCCCAATCCCGCCAGCAATAACAAATACACGAGCTTCTCTCGATATTTCAGTTCTTCCAAGATTTGGACAGACCGCGGTCGATAGTGTAAATAATATCTCTCGAGAGCATCATGTAAGCTCACTTCATCCTTCATCAATAGAACATTATATCGATTATGTATGAAATGAACCCAACGAATAAATGAATCGCGGCTGTCTAAATATGGCGTGACCGGATATTTACCTAGCATTCGGTCAAATTCAGACGACATTTCTGGATCAGGTATCAACATCGAAAAGTTTTGGATGAAGTCGTAATACTTTTTACGCGTGACATCATTCACATGATCCGGGTAATTTACTGCGGCCGTCATTAAAAGGAACCAGTAATGTGGCCCCCATACTTTCGCGTCGAGCTTGATCATCGATTGCTTATAATGAAACGACATAAAAACAACCATAGAACTACGATAAGCGAATTGTAAAGAATGGAAGAAAATTGTGCCACTGAAGAAGAAACGACGGAAACATCGAAGGTAAACAATCCTAAATCAGCGTTATCGTATCTTGAAATCACCCAATTACGAAATCAACGAACGAAACATTCGACAACGGGAGGTGCAGGCGCAACGTGTAATCATACGTCACCATCGATAAACAACGGCGAAACAAACAAGTATTTCTGTAATAATTGTAACCGGACAAATCATGTATATAATAATTGTCGCGCACCGATTACAAGTATAGGCGTGATTGCGTTTCGTTGTGGTGAAACGGGGCCAGAGTTTCTTATGATACGTCGCCGAGATTCATTTGGATTTGTTGATTTTGTTCGAGGGAAATATTCTTTGAATGACGAAGCATATATACAACGTATCATCGACGAGATGACCGTGACTGAAAAAGCGAATTTATTGCGACTAACCTTCGAACAGTTATGGCGATTATTATGGGGTGAATATACGCGAGGTAGTCAGTATAAAAATGAAGAGCATATTTCGTTTGAAAAATATCGGCAAGTTCTTGGCGGAATACGCACAAAAGACGGACGTGTAAAGACGCTTCACCAGTTTATTGACGATTCAACGACACGTTGGACCGAAACTGAATGGGGTTTTCCAAAAGGCCGGCGAAATTATAACGAAAAGGATCTACCATGTGCTTTACGTGAATGCCTAGAAGAGACAGGTTATGATATTGAAACCGATAATGTTATTCAGAATATTGCTCCATTTGAAGAAATATTTATGGGTTCAGACATGAAATGTTATAAACAGAAGTATTTTCTTGCGATGGTGGATTTAGATAAGAAACCGAAAAAGGCACATGACATTATGGAGGTTGGTCTCATGAAATGGATGTCATTCAGCGAATGTATTCAAACGATACGACCTTACAATTTAGAAAAAATCGGGATTGTTCGTAAAATCAATAACATATTATCCCGCTACCAGATTTTTTGAATCCTTTTTATTTTGCCTATGTATATAAAGGGTCCAATCATAATATAAAATAATAGATACGATACATAAGAGGGATAGCTACCTATGGCCGACGAACAAGAAAATAAACCTATAGAAGTTACAATACAGCCGTCGGGGGGACCGTCCGTTGCTTCGGTTGCCGCGGCTGCGCTTGCGGTGATGCCAGAAAATGCGTCGTCGATTGCGGGAACTAAAAAACCGCGCAAGGTACCACGTGAAAAACCCAAAGCCGCCGTCTCCGCCGCAGTAAAGACAGACCGTTCCGATCCGAAAACAACATTCGCGACAATGAAGCGCGAACTTGAAGAAGGACGTAAACGCCTCAAACCAGAAGATATCGATAATCCATTTAGTAAGGAGTTCAACAAACTTCTTTTAAAAAAAGAATTACTTGAACGAGAGATGATAATCCATGATATTGGTATTTTGCCGGATGACGGCGATGGCGAGGATGACGGTGACGGTCACGGTGACGGTCACGGTGAAGGAGCACGGATCGCAGCTGCTGCCACAAATGGTCTTTACCCAACCCTAAACGATCCGAACTTTAATACTAAAATCGCCTTACGCAAAGAGTTTTTCGATACAAAGATGGACGTAGATAACGCGAAGAATGTAGAGAAAGAGGCAGATATTCTATGTAATGCGCAGATTGAATTGGCGCCCAATCAGCAATTTGTTCGTAATTTTCTCTCGGTGGAGACACCGTATAATAGTTTGCTTTTATATCATGGATTGGGCACAGGAAAAACATGTTCTGCGATTAGTGTTGCCGAAGAGATGCGTGATTATATGAAACAAATGGGAATTACGCAACAAATTATGGTGATTGCGTCACCAAATGTTCAGGAAAATTTCCGGCTTCAGCTCTTTGATGAACGCGAACTCCGAGAGATTGAGCCGGGTGTATGGAATATTCGAGCGTGCACAGGAAATAAATTCATCAAGGAAATCAACCCGATGAATATGAAAGGGCTGACGCGCGAGAAAATCATTAAACAGATACGACGGCTTATTTCATCGCACTATTTGTTTTTTGGTTATAACGAGTTCGCGAATTATGTGCGCACACATGCGTCAAGTATAGGAATTTCGCAAGATGATGCCGTCATACAGGAAGTTCGTCGTAAAGCGCCTGCTGGCGCAAGTGTCGGCGTCGGCAAAAAAGGGCGTAAGTCGGCTGCTGATGTTGCAAAGGCGGCCGAAATGGAGACACTTGCGATTGAAACACTATCTGTAGCAAAGTTGCGTAAATTATTCGCAAATACACTGATTATTATCGATGAAGTTCATAATATTCGTATTACAGACGATAACCGAGATAAACGCGTGGCGAAGATATTGTTCCAGATAGTCCAGAAGGTGAATAATGTGCGATTGCTTCTTCTCTCGGGAACACCAATGTATAACAGTTATAAAGAAATTGTATGGCTGATTAATCTTATGAACCTAAACGATCGTCGGGCGACCATCGATATCGCGGATGTGTTTGATGAACGCGGTAATTTTCGTGTAGACTCTGATGGTCGAGAGATAGGAAAAGAGCTTCTTGTCCGTAAAGCAACCGGATATGTGTCGTTCGTTCGTGGTGAAAATCCATATACATTTCCTTATCGAGTGTATCCGAGAGAACATTCCCCCGAATTCTCGCTGCTCGCGCGACTCTCTGGGGAAGCCGGAGCCGGAGGTTATCCGCGTAGGCAGCTTAATGGACGTCATATCGAACAACCGATTGAACATATTGATGTATTTATGACACAAGCCGGCGATATACAAGAAGCTGCGTATCGGTTTATTATTAGCGACATGAAAGCGATGTATATTTATAAGAAAACAGCGATGGCTCGAAGAAAAAAGGCTATTGCGGAAGCGGCAGCAGAAGCAGAAGATGGCAAAGGCGACGGCAAAGGCAAAGGTAAGGGCAAGGGTAAGGGTAAGGGTAAGGGTAAGGACAAATCTGCCGCTGCAGAAGCAGGAACAGGCGTAAGTGGCGTAATTGATGAAGCAACTGTCGTTGAATCAGTCGACTTCCCGTCATTCGAAAATATGGACACAATCGGTTATGCGGTGGTTCAAAAACCGTTGGAAGCGTTGAATATTGTCTATCCTCATCCGTCTCTCATCGAATATATAAACAATCCGAACGACGAGTTTGATATTACGGCGTGTATTGGTAAGGAAGGTCTGCGTCACGTCATGTCATATGAAGAGGTAGGCAATCCTCCGATGAGGCTGAATTTCGAATATCGCTCTGAATTTATTCGTGCGTTTAAATTGCCTCGCGGTGAAACAACTACGAAAGCATCATCCCGTATCTTCGCCCCAGAACATATTGGGCGATATTCTGCGAAAATAAGACATATCACGAATAAAGTCATGACGAGTGATGGTATTATTCTCATTTATAGTCAATATATTGACGGCGGTGTTGTTCCAGTTGCTCTCGCATTAGAGGAACTCGGATTTTCGCGTTACAGTATTGCCGGAGGAAATTCGTCGCTTTTTCGAAGCAAACCTACACAGAATATTGATTCGATTACGATGCTTCCACAACGTCAACATCAGGCGCAATATCCTGACCGCCCATTTCGTCCTGCGCGTTATTCCGTTATCACAGGTGATCCTACGATTTCGCCGGACAATCTACATGAACTAAAAGCGTTGACGAGCGAAAATAATACATACGGCGAAAATGTGAAAGTCGTCATTATATCTGTCGCAGGAAGTGAAGGCCTCGATTTTAAAAATATTCGCCAAGTCCATATTTTGGAACCGTGGTATAATATGAACTTGCTCGAACAAATTATAGGTCGTGCTATCCGTAACTGTAGTCATAAACGTCTCCCTTTTTCACAGCGAAACGTTGAATTGTATTTATATGGGACCACCCTATCAAATCCAGAAATCGAAGCAATCGATCTTTATTTGTATCGTCTATCAGAATTCAAAGCAGTAAAGATCGGAGTTGTTTCTCGCGTTCTTAGAACATCAGCGGTAGATTGTCTATTGAATGTTCAACATAATACACAAACTGCCGCACATCTCAATCAGGTCGTTCAACTAAATCTCTCGTCACGCAAAAAAATAAACTATCAAGTTGGCGCACGACCTTATTCAGCATTATGCGATTATATGGAACGATGTGAATATGTTTGTCGTCCGACATTTTCGAATGGACGACCGATCCAAGAACAGCGCGATTTATATGGAATCGATAGCGACGGTGACAGCGACGACGAGGGTGAGCACAGAAGCGGAGAAAGCGATGTTCGAATCGACACATTTAACGAGAAATTCATGTCGATGAACCTCGATAAAATTATTCATAAAATTCGCGAATTATACAAAGAATCTTTTTTCTATAAGAAAACAGGTAAAGAGGGAATTATCGCACATGTAAACAAGATTCGCCAATATCCCATCGCACAAATCAATCTAGCTCTTACACAAATGGTGACTGACCCCAACGAATATGTAAATGATCGATACGGGCGTCTTGGGCGTATTATAAATGTAGGTGATTACTATCTATTTCAGCCGATTGAACTAACAGATAAACGCATTAGTATTCATGAACGAAGCACACCCGTTCCTTATAAACATAGCGCGATAGAATATCCTCTTCCAGAAAATATAACAGAAGATTATTTAGGTATTCTTGAGAAACCCTTATCTGTGTCAGTTCCAAATAAGAAAGTCGCCGAAGTAGTGAACGATAAACTAAAACCACGTGCGGCGTCTGCGGCGGCAGATGGAGAGATTGTATCAGAACAAAGGGAAGCAGAAGCAGAAGCAGAAGCAGAAGCAGAAGCAGAAGCAGAAGCAGAAGCGCCGTTAACAAAAGAAGAAGAAATCATTACGATGCTGTCCAATACTTTCGATACATGTAATACTGTTTTTGAAAAACCGACGAAAGAACAGGATGAGTGGTATTATTATTGTGGAAAAGTAATTCGTCAAATCTCTCAAACAGAAGAATTCCAAATTTCGAAAGAAGAGCTTCAGGAGCTTGTCGTCGCAAATCTAGTGGAGCATCTATCATTCGAAGAATCAAAGACATTACTGAATTATCTATTTCGAAAGAATAATCACTCAATGGAGATTAGATCTAGCGGCGCCGCGGGAGGTGGAGGAATACATATCCTTACACCGTTTGAACGCATGATACTACAATATTATTCTCGACAGGTGATACATCGACCTTTGGATGGGCGAAGAGCCGCTGCTGCTGCTGGGGCTACCAGACCAGAAGATAAAGGAATGCTATTATTCAATAAGGAAAAAGAAAAATTATATCAAATTGTTGTTCTCCGGCATGAAACACATGAATGGGTAGATGCCGAACCGGAAGATGAACGAGACTTCAAATTACTTTTAGATAATAAAACATCAATAATAGAACAAAAAATGAATAAGATTATCGGTTTTATTTCATTATTCAAGAAGAAATACTTAGTGTTTAAAGTGAAAGTGATGTCAAAAAAACGCGATAAAGGTGCTAGGTGTGATCAATCAGGTAAAACCGACGCAATATCAATTATCAATACGGTGTTGTCGTTGAATCCTGCGACACAAGGCGACGAATACAAACTTACCGCCGAAAACACAAAACCTAGAACTCAAAAGGAATTATGCGTATTTCAGGAGTTTTTATTGAGGACATTTGATCGGAAGGCGGTCAATGGAAACAAATGGTTTTTTACACCGTGCGAGGCTTTATTGTGCGATATTGAAGGTTTACATATAGAGAAATAAAGTATAGATATATATTAGGTGATATGGAACAAAAGGCAGCAAAAGTTAGTGTTTCAAGATATGGTAATATAAGTCAAGCACCGATTACAGCATCGCCCAAATTAGGAATTTATACGACGATATTACTGACACGTAAATTGGAAATACCGTTTCGTATTATTGGGCGTAACATAAAAGATACACTCGAACATATTCTCTCGAAAATCGTAGAAGGAAAGTGTATGGCCGAAGGATTTATTCGCCCTGGAAGCGTGAAGATCCTTACATATTCCAACGGATATCTTCATGGAAAGAACGCGATATTTGAAGTGGTATATGAATGCGAAGCGTGTTCGCTTGTTGAAGGAGTCGTGTTTTCATGCGTGATTAAAAATATTAGCTTGGCGGGTATTCGTGCGACACTCAACGAGCCCAAGAGTCCGGTAGTCGTCTTTGTCGCGCGTGACCATCATTATGACCGCGTCGATTTTACGCGTCTTCAGGAGGAAGAAGAGATACGCGTGAGAGTCATCGGTCAACGATTTGAGATTGGCGACGACGCGATTTCAGTGATTGCGGAGTTGGTGTAAATACATTCGTATATCCACTTACTTTATTGTAAATGGTTATATAAAACGCGCGAGGTCATATATATCACACAGACACACAGACACACAGACACACAGACACACAGACACACCGACACGTATATGGACCACATATTTACATGCCTTCACTGTCAAGAGCCATTTGTCATCTCACATAACGACTTCAATTGTCGAATATTGCGCCATGGTGTATATAAAAATACACTACAACCGATGGATCCTCATGCGAGTAAAGAAGTATGTGATCAACTCGTGATTGATGGATTGATTTATGGATGTGGCAAACCATTACTGATAGTTGATTCAAGTGCGAATGAGAACACGTATGACCTCGTGATATGTAACTACATATGATTTCTATCGAAAACAAAATGAAATAAAATTGATACAAATATAAACTTGATACAAATATAAACATAATTTTAGAATTCATATAGTCATCGTCATTCATAGTATAATGGCGTCTCAAAGTGTGGTGAATGCGGAAAATACAAAACGACCTACAACAAAATTAATACGTCCAAAACCTAAAAAAACCGTGGTTGAAGATAATACGGTGGTGGTAGAAGAAACACCGGATGCCTACTGCGATCCGGAATTGTTTGTGAAACGTCAAATACGACGAAAATTGTCGCTGCCATTTTATAAAATAACAAAAGATATCATTATCGCGCAATTATTGAAAATTGAACTTGCGAAATTAGTAGAAGGACGGTGCTCAGTTGAAGGCTATATTTGTCCGGACTCGATCACAATTTCGTCTTATTCGTGTGGAACACTCGCCGGGTCAAATATACAATTCGACATTATAGCGGATTGCCTCGTTTGTCATCCAGATGAAAATACCGTGATAAAGTGTGTTGCAAAAACGATAACACAAGCCGGAATTCGTGCTGGTGCGAGATTTTTACAAAAAGGTAATGTATCTCCGATTGAAGTATTTCTATCACGGGATATGCATGCGTCTTCGCGTGATTTGTTCTCTCGAATTGAGGAAAATGACGTTCTTACTGTGAAAATTATTGGGCGTAGGTTTGTGCTTCATGATACACATGTGACAATTATTGCGATGTTAGAGAATACATTATGAAAGAGTATAAAGTTTACATCGTATTGTATTGTATTGTATACGTGATCGTCGATGTCATCTGGAATGAATATTGCTGGATCTTTTTATTCATCAAACAATAACAATATGACAACCGCAATTGCGAGTCTTACAGCGATGGACGAGATACAAACGATAGCTCAACATGTCGAGTCAAAAACGAATTATTTGATGTCGTTAAAAGAAGGTATTGAAAATATGCCGATTGTCCATCAAATTGAGGTGTTACGGATTTTATATTCCAAAAACACGCAAATTAATGAAAATAAAAATGGTGTATTTGTCAATATTTCTAGATTGAATAATGACTTATTAGAGGAACTATATGGTTATATGAAATATGTTATCAAACAAGAAAATCATCTTAATGAAATTGAACAACAGAAGCAAACACTCACGAAGGAGTTTTTTGATAAATAAAACGCATAAAGATAATACGATAATTGATATAGCCGCATAGGATGACATGTATGGTTCCTTGTCTTTATAATGCTTACTCATTTACACAAGAAAATTTTGACAACAAATCTATTTTATGTTATTCGACGATCGAACGTAATACTTCGTCTTCTTTTTTACCGTTATTACCGAAACCAATGGTTATAAAAAAGATGGACGACATTCCAGCGTCGTCGGTGTCGTCGTCGGTGTCGTCGTCGGATTCAGATTCAGATTCAGATTCAGATTCAGAGTCGTTATCGTCGTCAGCGTCGTCGACACTTCAGAATAAAGTCACGAAATTTCATCCGGATGAGATAAGTCAATACGCTTATAATAATATACGCATAGGGGAATCATCGAATATAGATTCATTATTATGGTGTTTGTATATTATGATGTATGGTGTTGAAAAATATGAAATGATTGAGAACCATTATACTGAGTCAAATCGTTTTAAATTTGAGCTCATCGAAATATTACGAGAGAATAAGACCATTCTAAAAGCCAATAAGGTGAAACTGAATTCGGTAGAGGATACGTTGGTTCATAAACCATTCATTACATTAGAAACAATTCATGCCGTTGTATTATGTAAATTGTTCTCCTTGTGTATTATTCAAAATCGTAAGTATTACGATAGCGGTAGCGGTAGCGGTAGCGTCTTCGTGATTGAAAAGGTGAAGGGGAGATATGTTTTATATATCGCACCCACACCTGTGATTGTCGAATATATCGCGTATGTGCGTGAGAATTACTGGCGAATGGAAAGTATTTCTGCCCCGATTCGCCCTATTTCAGCATACAAATTACAAGACTTAATCGATATTTCTGTAAAACTGAACTTGCCTACCGTGAATGTATTTCCAGGTAAATTCGGATCGATGGGAATAGAAAAACGTAAAACGAAACCAGAATTATATGAATCGATTTGTCGATGTCTATAAAATTGAAGTATATATATATAAATAATATATCCTATTCATATATATAATGCCGAGAAATCGCGAAAGAGGAGGTCTGTCGTCGATGGCGGCGGTGTCAGCATCGGAAACTGCGTCGGCGAAACAATCAGCATTCTTACATATTGTAAAACATTATTTAGAAGGTATCACAGATACGACTGATGGTGTCCCAGAATTAGAGATTCGTTTCGGGACACGTGGAAATAACGCAACAACTCGGGAAAACTTCGACGGTGTTCTTCAAAAATTACTATCGGGCGGGTTTTCGTTCATGAAAAAAAATGCGTATGCTTTGAAAATTCAGAATGAATTCGTCGATCAGAAAACTGGACAAACCAAACTTTCTCTTATTCGTGCCGAAATACACGGTATAAATGAAATACAGAATTATTGTAAGACGAATATTCCAGATGAAAAATATGTGCTATTTACGCAGAAAATGTATGCGAAGACAGGAAGAGGTGGTGGTGACGGTGTCAGTGCTGAAGGCGAAAGCGTCGGCAGCGGTGCGATCATCCATCCAGTTATATTTGACGACTTTAATTTCAAGGTAAGTTATCAACGTGAAAAACGTATCGCAAATACATCGACGCTCGCACGGTCTATTATGAAAACATGGAATGACAACAAGAAAACATTTCGTTATATCAATCGTAGCACATTAAAACATCCGGATTTCCCGTTTCAAATCGATATGAGTGTTGTCAAGGAGTCGCATAAAGACCAAACTGGATATATTTCAGCTTCGACGTTTGATGCCGCAAAAGTTCTTGAAAGTCCTATTCGGTATGAAATCGAAATAGAGGTTATCAACGAGTTAGTTGGTCCAGGAACCGCGTTTAACCATCCGAAACATCTGTTGGATAATTTGCGCAAGATGGTAAAAATTGTGATGTCAGGTCTACAATCCACGAATTACCCGGTTTCATTATCGGATATGCGTGGTGTCCAGCGTCGATATTATGAGTTATTGTATCCGGATGAAAAGGAAGGACGCGACAGCGGCGACGACAGCGACAGCGAAAGCGACCGTGACAGCGACCGTAAAGGCGGTGCTGGTAAAGACGACGAACGCGAACGCGAACGTGAACGCGACAAACGACTGCGAGAGCAGGAACGAGAACGCGACACCGCCAGCGGAAGAAACGGAATACAACTTCGCCCAAAGCATTTTATTGGTCCATGTTCTTATACACTTCAAATCCAAAACATTCAACCGTTTGATCCCGACTCGAAGGTCCCAAATATTCGATTGAATTATTCCGTAACAGAAAAGGCAGATGGACATCGAAAACTTCTATTTGTCGCACCAAGAACCGGACATATTTATCTCATCGATACAAACATGAACTTCCAATTTACAGGCGCTGTTTCGCTGAATACAAAACTACATAATACGCTATTAGATGGCGAGCATATCCTTCATAACAAAAACGGAGATTTCATCAACTTATTCCTTGTATTTGACGTATATTTCGTTCACAAGGCAGATATTCGTTCTAGACTATTCTTTCCGATCAACGAAGACGAAGTTCTCACAAATTTTCGACTTCCATTA